GGGAATTTAACAGCGCGGCGAAAGCAGACGACTGGCTTTGCAGCTTTGTAAGGGCAAACGGATACAGCATTACGGATTTCAACATTGTAAGAGGATAAGAAAAATAAAGAGGATTCCTTCGGGCGTCCTTTTTTTGATGCCATAGATTGGTGGTGAGGACAGTGGCACAGAGAGGAAGAAAACCAAAGCCTACGGCAATAAAGGTGCTGGAGGGGAATCCGGGCAAGAGGAGCCTTAACACGGCAGAACCGAAGCCTGTAAAGAAAGCCCCGCGCTGTCCGGCATGGCTTGAGGACGAGGCGAAGAAGGAATGGAAAAGGATGAGCAAGCAGTTGGAGCAGCTTGGCATCCTTACGGAAATCGACATGGCTGCCTTTGCCGGGTACTGTCAGGCATACGCAAGGTGGAAGGAAGCCGAGGAGTTCATCACACAGCACGGGACCATCGTAAAGACACCAAGCGGTTACTGGCAACAGGTGCCACAGGTTTCCATTGCACAGACCTACCTTAAAATCATGAATAAGTTTTGTGAGCAGTTCGGGCTTACCCCGTCCGCAAGAAGCCGTATCGTTACGGACAACGGGGACGACAAGGAAAGCGATGAGATGGAGCTACTGCTCGTGAAGGGCGGTGGTAAGTAATGTTCGATAAGGAAAAAGCGGATCACGCAGCGAACTTTATCAACTGCCTGAAACACACCAAGGGAAAGTGGAGGGGAGTCCCCTTTGAACTTCTCCCTTGGCAGGATGCCATCATCCGTGACATCTTCGGTACGGTAAAGGAAAACGGTTACAGGCAGTACAATACCGCCTATGTGGAGATACCAAAGAAGAATGGGAAATCGGAACTGGCGGCTGCGGTTGCCTTATACATGACTTGTGGAGACGGGGAGTGGGGTGCGGAGGTGTACGGCTGTGCATCCGACCGCCAACAGGCATCCATCGTTTTTGATGTGGCGGTGGATATGGTAGACCAGTGTCCGGCACTCAAGAAAAGAATAAAGCCCGTCATGTCTGTAAAGCGTCTGGTGTATAAGCCGACCAACAGCTTTTATCAGGTGCTTTCGGCAGAGGCATATACCAAGCACGGTCTGAATGTCCATGCGGTCATTTTTGATGAGCTTCATGCCCAGCCGAACAGGGAACTGTTTGATGTCATGACCAAGGGTTCCGGCGATGCCAGAACACAGCCTCTGTATTTCCTCATCACGACAGCCGGGACGGACAGAAATTCCATCTGCTTTGAACAGCACCAGAAGGCGGTGGACATCATCGAGGGCAGGAAGATTGACTCGACCTTTTATCCCGTGATATACGGGGCATCCGATGAGGATGACTGGACGAGCGAGGAAACTTGGTACAAATCCAACCCGTCCCTCGGTTACACGATTGACATCGAGAAAGTGCAGAATGCCTATATCAGTGCAAGGGAGAATGCCGCCGAGGAAAATATCTTCCGGCAGCTCCGTTTAAACCAGTGGGTAAAGCAGTCCACAAGGTGGATGCAGATGGACAAGTGGGATGCCTGTGCATTCCCCGTGGACGAGGAGGCACTTGCCGGGAGAGACTGCTATGGCGGTCTTGACCTTTCGAGTACATCCGACATCACGGCATTTGTTCTGGTGTTCCCTCCGAGGACGGATGATGAAAAATATATGATCCTCCCGTACTGCTGGATTCCGGAAGACAACATGAAACTCCGTGTAAGACGGGACCATGTCCCATACGATGTGTGGGAAAAGGAAGGATGCCTTCAGACAACGGAAGGAAATGTCATTCATTATGGATTCATTGAAAACTTCATCGAGGAACTTGGCACGAAGTACCACATCAAGGAGATTGCCTTTGACAGATGGGGTGCGACACAGATGGTGCAGGACTTGGAGGGCATGGGCTTTACCGTTGTTCCGTTCGGACAGGGCTATAAGGACATGAGTCCGCCAACAAAGGAATTGATGAAGCTGACTCTGGAAGAACGCATCGCACACGGAGGGCATAAGGTACTCCGCTGGATGATGGACAACGTGTATGTCCGTCAGGACCCGGCGGGGAACATCAAGATGGATAAGGAAAAGAGTACGGAGAAAATTGATGCAGCCGTGGCAACCGTTATGGCACTTGACCGTGCCATCCGAAACATCGGAACGGATGGTAGCGTGTATGATGACCGGGGTATTCTGGTATTTTAACAAAAAAAGTTTCTCTGGGTGAACAGAAAAACTTTTGATGACAGTCCATAACCTGTTTATGTATCGGAGTAAGAACTGCATTTTTCTTCCAGCATTTTAAAGTCACAG